AGAGCCTACAGTAATGCCAGTTTCGCCAGCAGTAGCTTTATGGGCAAATACTAGTCGCCTATAAGCTGTACCAGCTTTATTTTGTTGTAGTACTTCGCTCTTTCTTAAAGAGAGAGTACCTTTACCAGTTAAACTCATATTTGCCCCTCTTAATTAATTTTAATAAATATGTTCACGGCTAAATTAGCAGGACGCGTTTCAGAACCTATACGTGGAGTACCATAAGTTGTAGTTGTTGGATCACCAAGATTCGCGTAACCGTCGTTTGTGTTACTTAAGTTGACTGCAGTACCGTTTACGTTTCCTGCGTCAAGTCCGCCAGGAGCATTCCAACTTTGTGATCCAGTCTGACTATGTTGGTGTCCTGAGTCATTGTGTTTATGACCTTGAATTGTATCTCCATTGGCGTCACCTACACTTCCACCAGCATAAGTTATACCGCCTATAGCAGAACCCCTTGTTCCAGCAGCTCTAAGAAACAAACCTCTAGCATCAGGCACGTTAGCATTGCCAGTAACAGTCGCATAAGCACTACCTGCTACACTTCTACCATCAGCTAATATCCAATTAGTGCCGTTTAGAACTTGAAATTGAGCTTCAGTTAACATACTCTGTACTATCATACCAACTGGATTTAAATCACCTTGTTCAACTGGCCTTGTAATATTTAATCTTGCTACTTTTGCCATATTATAAATCCTTTATTGGAGTTGAATTAGTAGTTTGGTTCGTAGAAGAAGGACCAGGGGTACCCTCAATTACTAAGTTATTAACATCAGAATAAATTCCTAGTGTACCTGTAATAGCTGAATCTCTTCTTGCTGCAAAAAAAATAGATTCTCCTACATTTAAGTAATGTGCTCCAACATTTGCTAAATTAATATTTTGGTTAGCCGAGCCATTTGAGAATTGTTGTGCAGTAAAAGAGCGAGAAGCCCCCATATTTATAGTTGTTCTAACTACTTCACTATTTATTCCAGATGTTCCAGAAGTAGTGCCTCCAATAGTACATTTAACTTTATAAAATCCAGCAATTTTTACAGTATAGTAACCAGTACTATTATTGTAGCCTCCAACGGAATCGTAATGAATTGTGGGAAATATGACTACTGCTCCAGTTGAAGATAGTGTATGAGGACTTGTAGCATCGTTTGTGCTAATATACGCAGATATAACTCTACTATCGGGTCTATTAATATCAAGAAAACCAGCAAAAGCTCCATTTTGAGTATGAAAACAACCTACTAATTTCCAAGCACTGAAACCACTAGGGCCGATAGAGTTGTAATTTATACTTGTGCGCAAATAAACACTACCTCCACTAACTACAGCATACACCATATAAAGATTATAGCCTGATAAAGTAACATCATCGCTAATAGTTCTAGTTAAAACAGAAGTATTGTATTGCTGTCCGCCAATAGTAAGTCTACTGGCAGTCAAGCTAATTATCCCAGAGGAGTGAGATAACGTACCAATTTTATCTTCAAGTAAAATTTGCCCCATTAAATAACCCCATCTGAATCACTTAATTCAAGTATTTCTTGCTGACTTTCTTCTTCACTTGTAGCAATATCTTGTACTAAAGATAATACAGGTTGCTGAAGTTGTTCTTCTGTTATCTGTTGCTCAGATACAGTCTCCAATAATTCCTCTACAAGAGCATTCCCCTCTGCATCTAATCCTCTATGTGCTCTATCTTTAATAACTATAGCTTTTACTCTTTCTAAGTGTTGTTCATCAACTTCACATTCAACATCTTCAGTTGCTCTTGTTGCAATACCTTTATCATCTAAGATATGTAGACCGTTTTTATCAAATAAATGCTCATCTTTTAATATTTTCATAATTTACGCCTTGATGATATAATTTAGAGCTAAATTAGCTGGCTGAGTTTGAGTACCGATTCGAGGAGTGCCATTTGTTCCATCTGTAGATGGATTTTGAACCGTAACCCCAGTTGCTTGGTAGTCAGTGAACGCCAAAGTATATTCTGGGTTGGATGATCGCGAGAAACCTCCGGTCCCACCAACACTTTGTGCCCCAGGCGCCCCATGTCTATGGGTTGGGTCAGTTATACTATGCTTATGTCCCTGCATCTGGTCGGTCTGTTTAGTTCCTAGAGTTCCACTGTAAGTATTGCCGCTAATAGTTTGTGAGCCAGCGCCTCGAACAAAAATACCTCTCATATCGGGTAAATTAAATGTACTTAATCCATCACCTGAGCCATAAGTAGTTCCAATGGATGCAAATAGACTTGCATAAACTGTGCGCGAGACTGGAGATCCATCGCATAATAACCAACCAGTAGGCGCAGTAGAGCCTGCATAAGGTAAAACTACAGCCACTGGATTTGTATCTTTAACGAAAACTCTTGCCACACTTCACCTACACACTATATATAATTATATTATCCGAGTTATCAATACAAATTTCTCTTAACGTTCCGTCAGGGCGTCGTAAGAAAATCCCGCGACCTGCGACTGACCTATCGATATTAGCATCAGTAGAACCTAAATGGTTACTTGCCATCAATAAGGCATTAACATCTGAATTATCAAAAGCTGATCCTTCCATCTGGATAAATCTGAGCTTGATGGTTTGTCCAGGTTGATAGAATTGACCGCTTTCAAATACTACTTTCTGACCTGAAAAGCTAAAAGCTCCATAATCATAAACTTGACCAGTATTTACGTCGTATACCTTAAGCAAATCTGGATGCGGGACAAACTTGGTCAAGGTAAATTCATAAGTATTTGAATTTCCACTGAACTCAAATACTTCAATATTAAGAGAGCTACTTGCTACACCTGCCGACAATTCTTTATCGTAGAAGATACCGTAACCCTCTAATTTAGAAGAATTTGATGCCGCAATTTTAACTCTTAAATCTAAATCTATACCTTGCACGATAGAGTGCAATTTATAATCATTGAACGTGGTCCAACTAGTTCCATCATAAATATCTATATATGGGATTACACCAGTACTAGTAGTCAATTTTAATTGAAAGAAAGCTGTAGAGCCATTATAGTTAATCTTATAAGTATCATCAGTAGTGACAACCACGTGATACTTTACCCCATCTAACAAATATACACTTGGAATATCCATAGTAAAATAAGCACTAGTTGATGGAGGGAGATCAGTTATAGGCTTTGGTCCAGACTTCACTAGTTGCTCTCCAGGTACTCCAGCATTATCTGCATGGATAGCGACATACAAGTTTCCCGTAGGTGTGCCTATTTTAAGACCTTTTAATTTAATGCTTCTAGCAATTGATTTTTTACCTGATAGTGTGAACTCTTGACTTACTGATTGCACAGTGGTATTATTAAAAGTTAAAACACCAGAATCTAACCCAGGATTATAGATTTCTTGATCAACTGTTTCTTCAGAAAATCGATGATAACCTCGATATAAATCAGTGCTACCCACTCGCTCCATTGAAATCGTCTGCCACTCATTTCCGCCATCTCGTGAAACTTCATAAGTAGCAGCAGTATCGACATTAGCTAGTCTCCAATAAACAGATAGCTCAACTTCCTCTAAGGATCCAGATGAGCTAAAAAATTCATTAGGATCGAGCATGTTTATTGAGATCATCTGCTCTGCGGCATCTAAATCATATGTCTCGTCTGCGTAGTTGTAACTACCAGTAGATGCTACATCTAACTTTGTCAGCTCATCTGTTCTGAATATGTTAGGGGTGAGTAGGTTGAAGTATGTATCTTGAAACTGATTTTTTAAAGACTCGAGGTATGCGTCTGCATTACCTTCGCCACCACCTGCGCCAGATATTGCTCGCCACTTTTGCGACGTTGCATCATATGTAAGCAATATGGTGCCGCCAGATTTTAACTTGATAGGTTTAAGGGTGCCAGTCACTATCTGATTCGCTGCAGTTCCGGTCTGATCGTTAAATATGACGAGACTACCCGTAACGTTGGTCACCATTATAGTCTGACCATCTTCTCCTGCTGGTATTCCATCTACGCTAGTTAGAAGCGCGCCAGTCAAACGTATGAATGGGCTAGCTGGAGTTGCTATTGTAGCGTTACTACCGGTAGTAGAATCGTCGCTTACGTCTAATCTATTGTATGAGCTGTCGTTTAGATCTGCCCACGCGCTGTTTCTATAAACACGAAAACGCGCAGGTGTCAGATCGGATCTAAAGATTATATCGCCTTCTTCCGCATCTGTTGGATCAGAAGTTACAGCAACAATTCTTGCACCGTTCTTTATCTTAAAGTGTACCTTACTCACCTTTATCTCCGTTCATTTTCCCGAAAGATAACCATATTGTAAGCCTTTACAGGCTAATTTTATAGTCTAGTTATCTTGAACTTAATCATGCTCTCTAACTCAGTTCCAGGAAGATTGCTACTTATGTATTGTACCTGACCTGCATTAGTTATTGAAAGTTGTACTTCAGGATCATCACCTGTGTATGTGTCGCCTTGAAGTGTCCACGTGTTAGTAGAAGGTCTATAAATACCAGACAGCGATCCTTGAGTCAAGTATTCAGACAACATAGAAGGAGTCATTCCGTCAGTATTAAGTCTAGCTATATGAGATCTATTTATGCTATTGTAGTCAGTAAAAAATCCACCGACCAATATTTGGTTATCTGGTTGGATTTTCACTGAGTAGACAATCGCACCAATTCCAGAACCAGTCTGTGTAAAAGCTGTATCTAGACTGCCATCAGTATTGATTCTAGCTACACGAGATCTAATTACACTGTTATAGCTAACGAAGATACCTCCAGCAACGATCTTTCCATCTGACTGAACATCTATTGAATTAACTACATTGTTAAACCCAGTGCCAGTCTGAGCGAAAGATGTATCAAGACTTCCATCAGCATTAAGTCTAGCTATATAAGATCTAGATGTGCCGTTGTAATCAGTAAAAAATCCACCAGCGACTATCTTTCCGTCTGATTGGATAGCTACTGCTTGTACAAGGTTGCTTAACCCAGTACCAGTCTGCACAAAAGTTGTATCAAGACTTCCATCAGCATTAAGTCTAGCTATATAAGGTCTAGATATGCTGTCGTAATCTGTAAAGCTACCGCCGACCACTATCTTACCGTCTGATTGGACAGCTACTGAGCGCACATTTCCGCCACCAAGTCCATTACCAGTCTGAGCGAAAGATGTATCAAGACTTCCATCAGCATTAAGTCTAGCTATATAAGGTCTAGTTGTACCATCGTATGCAGTAAAACTACCACCGACCACTATCTTTCCGTCTGATTGGATAGCTACTGAGTTAACTACACCATTTAGTCCAGTACCAGTCTGCACAAAAGTTGTATCAAGACTTCCATCAGCATTAAGTCTAGCTATATAAGGTCTAGCTATACTATTGTATGCAGTAAAGCTACCGCCAACAAGTATCTGGTTGTCTGCTTGAACAGCTATTGAATTAACTGTTCCGTTTAGTCCAGTACCAGTCTGGACAAAAGATGTGTCAAGACTTCCATCAGTATTAAGTCTAGCTATACGAGGTCTAGCTATACTGCTATAATCTGTAAAATTACCGCCAACAAGTATCTGGTTGTCTGCTTGAACAGCTATTGAATTGACTTGAACAAAACCACTACCAAGTCCGGCGCCGGTCTGAGTAAAAGTTGTATCAAGACTTCCGCCTGGAATAACAGAACCTGCTTGATTGTATCGTCTTGCTATGCTATATTCAGCTCTAAACATCTTATTATCAACGTTCTCAATAAGAAAATCTACTATATCTGCTGGTGTTGTCTGATTATTAGTTAACTGAAAGTCATAGACTTCTTCACCGCTGCCGCCACCTGAACCAACTCCAAGTTGGTAAATGTTTGCCGTAGTAATTGGTGCCAATGCCCCAGCACTTTCCTGAACCCAAACTTGTCCAAGCTTAACACTTCCCTTAAATTTAGCTCTAGGGGCATCATTAAACACAAGATCTGTACCTGCGGCTGGTGTAACCAATACTTGAACACCAATTGTATTGTTACTTAGAGCAGGTGAAACGGTCTTAAGTCCAATAGAGTACCAATGATACTCTCCAGTAGGTATTACAGTAGGAGTGAAGCTAATTCCAAGTGGAGTAACTCCATCAGATTCATATACGCTGCCAGTCTCAAAATCTATTTCGGCACCATTAAATGCCATCATCAGACCTTTAACAGTTTGTGTAAGCGTTATGCTGTTTGTTAAAGAGTGATCTGAGCTTGAAATTTTAACTCTATCTGAGTTAGATGGATGAGGATAAAGTCTTAGTTGACCAAAGAACTTATCTAAGCTCTGTAATGCTTTTTGAACATCGTCATTATCTGTTAATTGAATCTGCTTAAGAGCACCAGTGTACGCAGCAGGATTCTGCACGAATATCGCGTACTCTGGGTGATCTTGATCGGTTAAGCCACTAAGTAGTCCGTGATCACTAGGTGAATAAGGTCCAAGAGCAGTATCAATGGCTCTTCTAAGATCTACTACGTCAGATAGCGCAGCTTTGGGAGTATTTGTGAAAGTACTATCCGTCTTAAATATAAGACGATAGATTACCTTCATCTCTGCAGATGGCATATCTCCAAAAAGTAGACCTTCATAGACGTTATTAGCTTGAGCATCATTGAGAGTACTATCCTCTCGCTGACCCATTATAGCTATAATTGGCTCTTCTTGGTTATTAGTTGCAAATAGCCACATAGCTACAAAGTTGCTATCCGTCGATGCATCGGTTGTCGACCAAGTTCCACTACTATACTGGTTCCATTGCGCTCTAAGAGTACCTTGCTTAAGTGCGAAAGTTGTCGCAACTTCCTTCTTCCAGTCTCCGTTAACGCCGTCGCGATAGAACACCGGTATCTCAGCAATTGGATCAAGTATCTGCTCATATGGATTGCTTGGTGATGCAGAGTCAACAATATTAAAAGAGATATCCTCATCTCTTATCGATCCGTTTGAAATAGACAGTTGAGCATCTGTGTCTGCTGAACCAGTGCCAGAAGTAGTAAAGTTGCCGGCAGATAAACCGCTTATGTATCGAGCACCAACCGATTGGTGCAGATATCCGTGAGTCTCGCCGTCCATAGTAAGACCATGTCGCTCGTCACCAAGCATGATGTGAGCGCTAGCAACGCTGTCCCAGTACATTGTAGCAACGAAAGCATATTCTTTAATCATATCGACAGTAAAAGACTGCGTTGAGTATAAAGAACCTTGATCGAAGTAGATATAGTGAAGACCTTGAGCCCAACTTTGAGTTAAACTTTGAGCTGTATCAAATCTATACGGAACACCTTTTTGATACACATCAAAGTAGTCGCCAGTTGGCGCGATACTGAACGTGTTTGTGCTCATTGTAAGAGCTGAATCAGTTCTATTTGGAAAACCAGTAGGTTCTTTTTGAACTTCGTCGTTATCTACAGGTTTCCAGTTATTTTGATCTCTTCGCCAGATGTTAACATTAGTTGATATACCATCATCGATCACCACAGTTGATCCGACGTATGGAGACTGGTTGCCTCCAAAGACGTCCAATTGTGTCCACGTCAAAGATGTACCGACGCCATCAACTACGTAAACACCCTCGATCGCGCTGTTAGTGAATAATACTTTTGCTCCATCGACAAGAGGTATACCATCGATACTCAATGATGTGCCAGTAGGTAGTGATGAATGCAAGATATCTACATAGTTTGCTGTGATTAGATTAGAGTCTCTATCTAGACCACGTTGCTCGCCATGAACAAGCGTAATAGTCCCAGTTCCAATCTCTACATTATTGCCTATTCTTCGAGCAATGATAACTCTATCAGGGTGGATACTCATAGAGTTAATGCTGCTAACTTGCACTGTTAAAGTTGTAGCGCCGGCTGCTGCATCTCTATTTACATCTACGTAAGCAATGTCACCATCATTAGATAGTGTAATAGTATTACTTGGTATCTCGTTACTATTCTCAGTTAAACCTGGAATCTGTATGAAAGCTGGATTTGACCAATTGAGCTGTTCATTTATAAGATCCCAACTCCAAAGTCCGCCACGAACTAACTTCAGCATTCTGTTTTGCTGAACAATTAGGTCTACGTAATTAGGCATCAATGCAGGGCGATCAGCGGTTACACGTACACCGTTCCACAGCCAGACATCTGTTGAGCTTAATCGAACTGCAAGGATGAGTATATTCTCGCTTATTGGTACGTTTACTATATTAGTTACGATTATCGCAGGATCAGCTAGGTTTGCTATAGAGAATGTTGAATTTCTATCGATGTCGATATATGCAGCTTCATTTACCGCTAAAGATAATGTTCCTGTGAGACCAATGCTTCCACTAGTAAAATCAGAGCCAGGAAGGATGATATCGAGTCTTTGTGGTGGATTAAAGTTTGCATTAAATGTGATGTCTTGATCTGGGCCATTTACAGTGCTCGTAACTGAATGAGTACCAGATAGAACCATTTGCATAGTTCTATCTTGAGCTTTATCTGCCATCATGGCAGTTAATTT